CAATCTTTCCTTTTACCCAAGTATCAAGCAATGATTGACCGCCAATGTATCCCAATTGAGCCAATCCCGTAAATTGTACCATTGTGATCAATACCTCTTTATCAAGATCGTTTCTTATTCCATACCATATCAACAAGAGCCAGCATAGCGACATGATAGAAGCAAATAAGAATTTTTTAGATGATAAAGGCGTTTTAACGAGCCAGGATTTTTGGATAAATGACATTTGAGTGATCCTTTTATAAAGTTATCAATAGAGTTTTCCACAGGCTATTGATAACCTGTGGAAAACTCAAAGTTAATTAACTACTAAGCCCAATAGTCAATAATTACAGTGTCGCCATTGTTTGGTGCTGTTCCAAATGTTACGACTGTGGCCGATCCGCTATCGGTTACGGCGTATTGATCTTGACCACTCGGTGAGTTTGCAACATGTTGCATTCTCAATCCGTTACGATAAACCCTAATGCAGTTTTTAAAATCAGCTAATTGAGCATTATCTAAACGATTAGAAAGATTAAACGCTACAGCTGAACCATCACCAGCGGCCCCATCTGTATACGGTTGGACGGCAAGTTTAGCAAATGAAACGGCGTTATCTTTCATTGCAAGGCGATTAGAAATAATACCCAAAGAAGTATTATCATAATCTACTTTGATACCGTTGCTATCTTTCATCAAACCTTGATTAGCTTGCAATTTCAGATCAAGCTTGTTGCTTGTAAATTGCAGACCTGGATTTGTTGCAAGATCAACCTTTACAGCATCTGAAGCAATAGCAATACCATCACCAACGACGACATCAAGCGTATCGCCTGTTTTTGATAAACCATTACCGGCGGTAATTTGACCCGCTCCCGAGAATTGAGAGAATGCAAGTACGTTAGTACCTACAACAGCCGCGCCACTATCAGAGGTGCAAACGAAACCACTATCTGCTCCGGCTGTACCTTGTTCGATAAAGGTGAAAGCACCGGCGGCATCTGAACCGGCGGCCATATCTGTTGAACGAGCCCAACCACTAGCAGCGCAGACATAAATGCCGTTAGTGCTTGCAGATGCTTGATTTTTTACAAGAACACGATCACCGGCTGCAACCGCAACACCGTCGATGGTTTGCGTACCGCTCAAAGTGATTGCGCCAGATGTCGCAACCTTACAGGATCCCTTTATATCGAGGCCTTGAGCGACCGAATCGACATAGGCTTTTCTTGCAAGCTGATTATCTGCGCTGGGGTTAGCAGATGCAGTCGGTAGATTAGAACCATAACTCCAAACGGCCCCGACTGTTTCAGCTTGATCAAGTCGTGCGATATTGGCCGAATCGGCAAGTTTTGAAAATGCAATAGATCCGGCTAATTGCGCATCTGAAATAGTGCCAACTAATGCGCTTGTAGGGTAGCCCGTCGCGTGTTGCAAATCGAATGCAGGTGTCGCATCGCTCGCGCCGAGTGCTAAACTTACACCGCCAAAAGCGACGGTTGAATTAGCTAATTTTCCGTTCGCAATGCTACCACCGAGCATCGCATTTGTGACACCTGAAGCTTTAATTCTTAAGCTATCACTGTCGATTTCAATTGATGAATCGTCTACGGTCACGCTTATGACTTGAGATGCTGAGATCGCAAGACCATCACCAGCTGTTGCTGCTTTCAATCTCAA